CTGGATGGAAAGAACGCACATCTTGCAGTGATAGATGAATTGCATAGTATATCAGACCGTAACACCTATGAGGTCATGAAACAGTCACAGAGTGCCAGGCAACAGCCTTTGCTGATAATGATTACTACAGCAGGCACACAGCGCAATACCATCTTTGATGAAATGTATGAGTATGCTACCAATGTAGTAGACGGTACTTTCACAGATGATAATTTCTTACCAATCATGTATGAACTGGATAAAAAGGAAGAGTGGAAAGACCCGGCAGCATATCCAAAGGCCAATCCTGCATTGGGTACGATTAAAAAAGAAGATGATCTAATGCAAAAGGTTAGACGCGCTAAGAACAACCGGAATGAGTTGACCGGGTTACTCACCAAAGATTTTAATATTAGGGAAACCGTGCATAGTGCATGGCTGACATTCGATGATATTAATAATGAAGAAGTGTTTGACCTGGAACAGTTTAGGGGGCAGTATGCGATTGGTGGCGCTGATTTATCCATCACGACTGACTTATCATGTGCCACATTGTTATTTGTTGACCCGGACACTCACAAACGCTATGTACATCAAATGTATTGGCTGCCTAAAGATAGTTTTGAAGAACGTGTACAGATTGATAAGATACCTTACGACAAATGGCATGACCAGGGGTTATTAAGGCTATGTGAAGGTAATACCATCAACTACAGCGACATTACAGCATGGTTTATAGAAATGCTTGATGATCATGATATAACACCGCTATGGATCTATTATGATAACTATTCTGCACGGTACTGGGTGGATGAAATGGAAGCTAACGGGTTTAAGATGGAACGCTGCATCCAGGGCGCAAAAACTCTAAGCCTGCCAATGCAGAATCTTGGTGCTGATCTACAGGCTAAAAAGATTAATTATAATAACCACCCGATATTAAAATGGTGCTTAACGAATACCGGCATCCAGGAGGACAGGAACGGTAATATTGTACCGATTAAGAATCAATCGGCTAAGTTAAGAATAGATGGATCTGCTTCATTGTTAGATAGCTATGTGGGATTGTATGACCACTTCGAGGAGTTTTTAAGGGCAATGTAACTACACGCGCGAGAATTAAAGGAGGTAATAAGATGAATCACGAAACATTAAAAAAGAAGCTAGACGGTGCTTTAAGTAATTATGCAATTAGCGCCCAGGACTTAATATATGAGGGTGATGTAGAGCCGGAAACGGACAACGAACATAGATTATTGTATTTAATAGATGACCTATGCAGATACCAATTTTACGCACTAAGTGAATACAGAGATATTATAGTCGAACTTGAAAAGAATAGGAGGTAATCATATGGCACTAAGTTTCACTAAAAGAATTGAAATCATTGATCTAGTAGAAAGTAGCGGACCGGAAGCAAACGGCGACGAAGAAGAAGTTTTAATAGCGAAACCCTGGGCGGCCATTAAGACGATGAAGGGCAGCGAAGTACAAACGCTGGGATTATCCGGGCATGAAATGACTTCGCGTTTTATTATCCGGTATAAAGATGGTATCAAGCCGAGTCATAAGATTAAATATAAAGGTCAAACTTACAATATCGAGAGTATAACCAACGATGATGAACAAAATCGGACAATTACAATGATTGCAAGTGCCGTTTCCTAAAAGTGAATAAAGTGACCGTTGAGGATGGCTCATATTAAGCGATTAGACAAGGGTTGGGGTTAATGTTCGTACTTTAGTAAATTCTCTTGTATGAGCTATTTACAGGCTTTTAAACACGTGGCATTATTTTACCCCTCTCGGCTGGAAACCGGAGGGGTGTTTTTTCATCTAAATTCAGGGTGTGCAGAAAATCCATCTGCGACATTTTCGATGTTGTCATATAAGAATATTTCATTATCTGCATTCAATTCTTGAATTGTTTCACCATTAAATGATGCAGACATCACTTGTCCGGGGGATTCGTTCCCAGCGTCGTCAGTCAGTGGCAATGTGGCTGTAAATAGTAAGTAAGATATATAGTGATCGCTTCCCTGTAAATCCAACGTCGCGTCAATCATGTCCCTTCTGATGCCATTCGCTATCATGTTAGATGAGAAGTTTTCGGATGCTTCAAATACCATATCAATTTCATAATTTCCTTCATATTCATTTATATTCAATTCAGTGATTCTTTCCGATTCGATTGTTTCATTGATAATACTTTCAATTTCTTCTTCGGGTGTTAAGTCTTCTTCGACTTCTTCGACTTCTCCAGCCACTTCATTATCTTCTTCATTAGTATCTTCTTCTGGTACAGGCTCTTCTTCGGGTTCACTTTCTTCAACTTCTGTAGGTTCTTCAGTCTCTTCAGATTCCTCTAAGACTTCTTCTTGATTATTTTCTTCCGTCACTTCTTCATCTCCACTGCCAAATAACGCGGCACACCCACCAAATAATATTATAATGATAAATGTTAAGCACCCACAACCTAAAAATGTTGATGACTTAGATGGTGTTTTTTGCTCATTCTTTTTTTCTGCCATAATTACACATCTCCTATAAAATGATTATAATTTATTATTTTAATTATACTATAATTTATGGTAATAAATTACTATAATTGAATAATTATTAAATTTAAAATAAAAAAAATGCCCCTCCGTTCCATCGGAGAGGACTTTAAAACTTGAATGCCTATAGAAGAAACGAGCAGGCTGAAAATACCTGCTATGTATATTATAACATCGATTGACACTTTATTGGCACTTTTAAATATATAAATACATTAGTATCAATGTTTAAAGCTATTATGTAAGTTCCCTCACTGTCCGTTACTTATTAATTACAATCAAAGCTATTTACTTAAACCCTTGATATCAAAGGGTTTTTCTTTTTGTTTAAAGTTATTTATTGTAACTTCGTGGCACTTCATTGGCACATAAAGTTAAATAGACTTTAAAAAGTTGATTGTCTGATTATCTTCTATCTCATAGTATTCTTCCAGTAAATGGCTATATACTTGTTGTGTAATTGCAATGGACGCATGGCCTAATCGTTTACTAATATAATTAATACTAATACCTTCACCCAGTAGCACGCTGCAATGTGTGTGACGCAGTGCATGCGGCGTTATTCTCTTGGATATGTTGCATTTGTCAATTGCGAGATCTAAAGACTTGATAACAGCATTATTGGATAGGTTGAACGCGTCACCATGAATTTTCTTGGTATGCTTATCCAGTGTTGTGCGGATATGTTCTATATCACTGTTAGGAACAGATATAAAACGCTTGGCATTTTTAGTTTTACCACCGCTGATGTTGATACCGTTATTTTTTATATCAATATATTTTAAATTATTAATTTCAGAAAAACGCGCACCGGTGATAATTAATATATACAAGAGTAGGGCGGACTTATTATTTTTACTTTTGAAATAGTCTTTTAAGCGCAGAAATTCGGCTTTACTGACTGTTTTTACATCTTCTGACTGGGTAGCAAGTTGAGCCTCAAAAGTGATATTGTACGCAGGGTTTTTGATTATGTACCCGTCATATTGTGCATCATTTAATGCAGCTTTCAGACAGTTGTTTACTTTTCTCACGCTTTCCTGGGCATGTGTTTCCGCGTACCAATTAATAAAATTCCTATATTCCATACGTTCTAAAGTAGCTAGTTTTTTATCTTCACCAAAGTAAGTTATAAATTGATTGAGTGCATTAATGTAAGTCTGAAATGCACTTTTTGTTATTTTTCCCTTCTTTTCGGCAGTCACCCATTGGCGGTAATAATCATTAAATGTAGATTCCTTGCTTATGTCCAGCCCTTGCCGGACAGAGGATAATAATTCTTCTGCTGCTTCTCTTGCTTCACTCTTTTTTTCAAACCCACATACACGCTTACGCTTGCCTTCAATATGTACGTCATAGCACCATACTATTTTAGATGTACGGCCGCTTTTCATCTTCTTACCTTTCTTTAATTCACGTGAATAAAGCCGCATGGTAGACCTCCTTTAATCATCGTAACCTTTCCATTCCATTAAGAAGCTTTTATATAATTGTGTTTGTCGTTCGATATCATTGTATACTTCCTCTTTATCTCTATCATCAGACGATCTAACTTTACCGTCTGCTAGTTGTGAGAATATACTTATCAGTTTCATAATTTCATCAAAGCTTGCTTGTTCTATAATTTTTAAAACATTATTTATTATACTTCCTTCAAAAGGTGAGATGTTACCATTCTCTAATTTGTTCAGTCTTTCATTTAATTCGTTTTCTAGTTTTTTTGAGATTTCTTCCAAGTTTTCTAATGAGATAACTTTATCATCCGCAAAAGTTACATAAGTAGTCTTACCATTTCTTAAGTAATCAACAGTAACATCTCCGTATTTAGCTATTTCTTTCATTCTTTCTCTATTAGGGGCGTTAATTTCACGTTCCCAACGTGAAACCAGGCTATCACTTGCTGGAGGAGTTAATATAGATCCGAACTCCTTCATTGTTAGGCCTAGTTCAGTTCTAATCTCTTTAATTCGTTTGCCTATCCCTTCGTTTGCCATTATTCTCACACTCCTTCAAATAAATAATATCACACTTACGACGAAAAACGAAGATTTTATTGTGGTATTCGGTTTGATATGCTATACTATAATCGAACCTACGAAAAAAGACGAAAAAATGAGGTGAAGAAATGAATAGAGTGTTAGGCTACAGAAAGATGATAGGACTTACCCAGAGTAAGATGGCTAAAGAATTGGGTATTGCTGAAGCTACTTACCGTATGAAAGAAAAGGGTAGGTCATATTTCACAGACAAAGAAATTACTAGTTTTATTGAAGTGCTAAAAAGGGCTGACCCGAATGTTAATGTATCGGATATTTTTTTTACTACTAAACCGACGAAAAAAGAAGAAAAGGAGGGAGGCAATGTTAAATCTGCAATTAGATAAAGACTTATTTCATGAATTTATAACTAGTGAGATTGACAAGCGCATGAGTAAAAGCGAGCCATTACCTTACATGATGGACACTTTAAAAGCTTGTGAGTATTTATCTGTATCAAGACCAACATTATTGACGCTGGTAAAGAAATCGGATGTACCCACTTATTCAGTCGGAGCAAAGAAATTATATAAGCGTTCTGATATAGAAAAGGTGGCTAACGATCTATGCGAAAGAGCGAAAGAGAAGAATTACGATTTATTGGAAGGTTGATTTTAGACACAAAAAAAGCACCGATGGCAGTCGGCGCAGAGTGGTTTTGGTGGGTAACCAAGAATAGATTTTATAAGTCTATTTGTATTATATTATACCACTTCAACAGCCAGAATACAATGCTTTAAGGGGGTTTATAAATGAGTGGAATAAATTTAAATCACGATATAAAAATATCAATTACACACTATGATGATAAACACGGTAACAGCGGACAAGGTCACATAGAGCCGATGTTATCACAACTTTATACACGACTACAGACACCGAAAGTGGTAGGGGATAATGAAGAAAATAAATTAAAGAATGGTTTGATTACTTCGGGGAAAGTAAACGGCCAGCGCAACAACGATAATGTGAAGCATAAAAACATTCTTGTTTTTGATGTAGATGATCTACCACCAGGGGCAAGCCTATTTGATGAAGTGAGTGCATTGTACAGCGGCGCATTTGCCATATATAGCACATATAAGCACACAGAAGAACAAGGAAGATACCGCTTATTAATTCCAGTGAGTAGAAACCTTACGCCCACACAGTACGGCAATTTAATGCACAAGGTGGCCACAGGGTTACAACTGGAAGGACTGGACGGCAGCAGCTATGTATTAAGCCAACCGTTTGCCCTGCCAGT